ACGGCTCTGATATTTTTAATGTTTTTGATCGAGATGCAAACCATGACCCCCGCTGAATTTAAGGCTATTCGTGAGGCTCTTGGCATGTCTCAATCGTTGTTTGCTCGTGCGTTAGCTGCGGTTAATCCTGCTGTTGCCGCGCCTAATTATCAGCGTATTTATGAGTGGGAGAACGGGTTTAGACCGTTACCTGTTCAGTGGATTATGAGGGCTAACGTGCTTAAAAAGAAACGCCGCGCTTCATAAAATATTCAGCGTGATCAATTAAGCCTTGATTATATTTTTTTTCGTACTCAGCGCTAAATTCTGGATAGTGAAACATTGGTCTATGATTGTTATCGTGCAGAATATGGCCATTACCGTTTTCTGCTAATGATATAGTGACTTTTGTCTGATCAAAAGGGATTTCTCGCCAATTTATAAAAACTTGTTGTTTTGTTTTTTCTTTAAGGCGCAATTTGAGCGATTTAATTTCATTTTTACGATGGTTTACAAAGCTATTTTTTTGCTCATTTGTCATCAAGTGACCGTATTTTTTTAGCCCTCTATAGATATTATGTTTTTTGAGTTTTATCTCTCTTATGGTTAATTTTCTCATACGAGAAAGAACATACATATTATAAATAAATTCTTGATGATCTGATGGTAGCAGATATTTTGAGCGCGTGCGTTGTTTAGGTTTATATTCCTCTATCTCATCACTACATCCATCAAAGTCAGTTAGTGGCTTCATCGTGTCAGGATCAATGCCCTTTGCAGCGCACATTGCGAGATAGTCCGCAAGAGGGTCTTTTTGCTTTTCGTGAATATTCATTTTAAAGGCTCACCAGCGGCTTTTGTGAGAGTGTCGGCTACATGGGTAGCTTTCGCTTCATTCAATCGGCTTGGCGGGCTATCTAATGGCGATTGTGATGCCATTGATTTTGATTTAAGCTCGCTTACAAGTGACGCTAGCCCTTCGCTGACAGTTTTAAACTCATCCGCAGATGGTTTATGTTCAGGCGGGGCGATGTAATACCTCGGACGCAACGGCGCACAATCACGCGCCCTTTGCTCTTCAATCAACTTCCGTAAATTAGCAGGCGCTGGCATGTCATCGTTGTGTTTAACGTATTCGCGGATTGAATTTATGATTTCCTCAATCGTGTATTCAGATAAAACCCAGATCATCCCCTCGGTTAGGGCTTCCAATTCTTGCGGTGTCATCCCGTACTTCTTTTGCATCTGTGCTATTGAGGAAAGGCAGGCAAGTAAACGTATTTTGTTCGATGCTGTGTTGCTGTGATTCATCTTCATTAATCCATTTTTGAGCTATTTTTTTTGCTTGTGTTGTCCATTGGCTTTCTTGCCGTTCAGGCCTTGGCGGTGCTCGGTTATCAGGTTTATTGACCCATTCCGCGTCAAAACCTTGCCAACCGCGTTCAGCGCAGGTTCTCACAGCGTCCGCGATTGTGATGTTTGCCTTTGCCGATTCCCGTTTCATGCGTTCAACAACGGTTTTCGTGATAGAACCCGCCCTTTTCGCAACTCTGACCCGTTTCCAGTCATCCAATGCATCAGGATCAACACCAAGGGCTATCAGCTCGTTTTCGGGGGAAAGGGGTTTTTCTTTTTGACCCCCTTTAGGGGGGTTTTTCTTTGAGGGTATGGGGGGGGGATATGAGTTTTCTTTAGGGGTATGGGGACTTTCTTTGTCTACAAGGGGGGGTGAGTTTTCGTCTAAAACGTCTGAAAGCGTCTTAAAGCGTCTTAAATCCGTCTTAAAGCGTCTTAAAGCGTCTGAATTAAGACGCTCTTTTCTCGCCTCATAATACCTTGCATTGCGTTGTTGCCGTGGTGTGAGCACCTGTTGTTGTGATGCTTCCATAGCCGCTACAGCCTCAACAATAGCGGCGTGATCAACGTTATTTTTGAGAAGCGTCTCAACAAGCGCGGCAATGCTCATTCTTTCACCTCAATGATGATTTGATGAATTTCAACAGGCTTAGCGCTAAAATATTTCTCTAAAAAAAGATTATATTCCTGTAATGCACTCCTAACCTTTTTGTTTTTTTTCAATAACTCTTCACTCAAAGTTGCGTCATTTTGTTCATTTTTGTGATAATTTGGGCAAGCATATTTATCCGCTAATGCCTCATAAAATGCTTGATCAAGCGCTGCTTTAAGCCTCACATTGCGCTGTGCAACAGTCTCAAATTTGACAATTTCAGCGGTCATTGTTAACCCCCATAAGCTCATCAATCCAGCGCCTGCTATCGTTGCTTAAACGGTAGCCTTGACCCCATACAGTCTCAATTTCAATATTCGCCGCAAGTTGTCTTAACCGCTTTCTTAATGCCGTCATGTACACAATAAGCGTTCTGTTTGCAATTAATTCGTCAATGCGTATATTATCAATAATAGTCTGATGACTGACAGTAAATGATTTGTGATTTAAATAAAGGATAGCGATTATTTTCTTCGCAGTTTTGCTAAGTTTAAAAGGAATACGCGAAACAATAAAATCAACATCTTTTTTGTTTCCGCCTGTTTTATTTAAAATCTTAATCTCTTCTTTTAATTCAGTATTTTCTCGCCTAAGCTTTATATTCTCAGCTTCAAGCTTTTCGAGTTCATTTTGCTTGCTCATGGTTCATACTCCCCGCATTCGCAATGCCACATCAAAACAGACCAGCGCCCGTGATGCTCGCCTAAGTCATCAACAATCAGCCATGCGCGAGCGATGTAATTTTCAATTTCGGAAAGTCTCACATATCTAAAAAGCCCCGTTCTAATCATATCAAGGCCTCCTGTTTTGGCTGGATAACAGGCTCATCAAGGGCAATGCGTGGCGCGTTGACTTCTTTTTGTATACGCTGACACGCTATCTCAAAATATTGCGGGTCAAGCTCAATGCCTATGAATTTACGTCCCATTCTAACGCAAGCAACGCCACTCGTGCCGCTGCCTAAAAATGGATCAAGGATGGTTTGAGCGTCAGGCAGGAAGCCGAGACACCATCTCATTATGTCTAGAGGCTTTTGCGTAGGGTGCTCTTTGACTTCTTTCCCGCTGTGTGTGGGTGGTGTTAATTTTTTAATTCGAGGGGATGCGCACCAGCTGCACCAAGCCATTTCGCACTCGGCAAAAGACCTCCCATGCATACTCCCCCCCTTATCCCAAACTAAAAACATGCGTGATGGCGGGAGATTGAAATAATTACCACCCCAAATGATTTGCTTTTGAGAAATCTTTAAAATTTCATCAAAAACAGATTGATCTGGCACAAAATCCCATTCCTGAAGCTTTTTTAATTGCTCATTCCATGACTCGCTTTTGCCATGTCCACTTAGTTTTTTTCCCAGCCCATAAGGTGGATCAGTGACGACCGCATCGACTTTTTCAAGGTGCGGTAATATATCCATGCAATCGGCTTGATACAGCGTGCAATCGCCTATGACTTCTTTGCGAACGTATTTCATGCCCCAACCTCCAAACATGTGAGACGCGGCAATGTGATGCTAATATCGCCTTTGACGCGACGAATAACGGGTATGCCGCAAATGGTATCGGGGAGCGGTGTTGCCTGTTCTTGTTTTTCCTCAAAAACGCGTCCAGTGATGGAGTATAGGAAAACTTTAGGCCTCCCCTTTGACGCTTTCTCAACAAGGCCTTTCATCTTGAGGCTTGTGAGAATATTATAAACCGTTGTTCGATCTATATCGACCAGATAAGCAACATCAATGCATCTCAAAGGTTTAGGCGCGGCTTGTAGAACGTTCATTATGCTGGTTGTTCTTACGCTTGCGATTGATCTTGTGTGGTTCATGATTGATTATCCTTCTCTTAGCGTGATAATAAAACATAGTGATCTTCAAGCGACACACGCGCCTCTTGAAGATGCGTTTTGACTAAATCAAATTGACTTTGTGTCAGCCCAAGAGCCCTTGGCAGCGCTTTTTGCAACACTAAATTGATTGCTGATATTTGTGCTTGTATTGAAGCCATTTAAAATTCTCCATTTGCTGAAATTTGGTCTATTAAATTGATGCGCTCACCTATCCAGCGCATCACAGGGACAGCCATGCTATTGCCTATAGCCTTGTAGCGAGGCGCATCAGCCGCAGGTTTGCTGCGATAGAGAATGAGTGTGTAATCGTCAGGGAAACCCTGCAAACGTTCGTGCTCGCGCGGGGTTAGCTTGCGCAGTTTTGAGTTCTGGATGGTGAGAGGTGGAGAGCCTCCACTTGCTCTAAGCGTTCCTATGCCTTCACTGTATTCTCCAAAACCACCTGGAGAGAAAATGGCAGTGTCTTTTGTTTCTGCTTTGCTCGGTGTAGTATCCCCGCACAGGCTTTCGCGCTCAAATAATACCGCTGCGGCACGTCTCCAGTCTCCAAGAAATCCAACGACAAATATGCGGCTGCGTCGCTGTGACACTCCGAAATATTGAGCGTCAAGAACCCTGTATGCGAACCCATACCCGCATTGAGCCAACCCTCCAAGGAAGGCTGCAAACGCCCGTCCTTCGTCAATATACAGCACGTTGGGGACATTCTCCCAAACCACCCACTTGGGGCTAAGTCTTTTAGCTAAGCGTATAAATTCAAGTGAGAGGTTGCCTCTATCATCATCAAGTCCTTTTCGAAGCCCTGCGACGCTGAAAGATTGGCAGGGGGTTCCTCCAACGAGAAGGTCGATTGGTTCATACTGTTCTTGGTTGATCGTTGTGAAGTCGCCATGTAGTGAAACCTTTGGATAATGATGTTGCAGCACTGCACGCGGGAAAGCTTCAATCTCTGAAAAAAATGAGGGCTTCCAACCTAATGACTCCCAAGCGACACTAGCCGCCTCAATTCCAGAGCATACAGAGCCATAAACAAGGGGCATTGGATTAAACAACCTCCACGTTGATATTGTGGAGCGCTAGCGCCATGTGCCGCTTCATCCGTGAGATAGGCGTTTCAAAGCCTTTAGCGTCCTCGTAGCGGCATATCTGCTTCTCAATGTCGTAATATACAAAATCAATAACAAGCCTTATGTCAGGCCTCTTGCGCGTCTCACCATGCAATCTAACGCGTTCAACAAGGGTTATTTTAAATTGCCTCTCAAGGTGACAAATATACCCGCCTCTTTGCAAAATCAGCAGCTCGCCCCAGCGCTTAGCCTCTTTCGCGCTATCGAACGTTATGCCGTCAACAGTCGTCTTTTTTGCATTGTATTTATGTTTTCTCATCACCAATCCTTAATATTTGTCTAAAAAAAGTTCAAAAAAACCCGCGCTCATCGGGAGGAGTGAACGCGGGCAGTGCCTTTTTTTATTGGTCTTTGCTGGCGACGGTAAAATAAGGTCGGGTTAATTGCCCCCAGCAAAGGGCTTTTACGGGCGCAAAACACCCATAATCTTTGCAAATTTAGCAGCGTCGTCGCGTGAGAACGTGCGCTCACCTCGCGCCTGTAAATCAACAAGCAATATATTCATTGCTTGTGCGACAATTAGATTTTCGTGATCTGGAAAATGCTTCTTCTCAACCGTCATTCCCGCAAAGTGCTTTTCGCCGTCAGTGAGGGGTTCGTCTTTGTTGAAAACAATAAGGTCTTTTGTGTTATCACAGGCATGAATGCCATTATTCGCAAACATGTCGCACCCGCCTTTTTCGTTGTCTAACAGCCAAGGGTATGCACCATCACCCGATGGCCTCGAATTATAAAAAACACGCCCATAACTATCTATATAGCTCTTGCCCTCTTCAATCTTGATCATTTGATTAATTCCATTGGGTTGCTGTTTATTTCATCTTTTTTAGGAATTGGCACATTATCAGGCCAACACGCATTATCAGGCCAATGCTCATAAAACCAAAGCATTGCGCTTTCAATGCGCTCGGTTAGCATGTCCTTGCCAAGCCTAAGCCTCTTTAAGGTATCCCCCGTGCCAAACACATCAAGGGAAACCGTTGATTCTGCACGCCCTACCGCCGAAGTATAAACCTCGACAACACTCATTAATTTTTCGATTGCTTGTGATTTGTATATTGTCATGATGAAGATCATATAGCTAAGTTTAGCAACCTGTCAACAGGAAAAATAGTTGCCCGTCGCGTTTGCAGAAGTTAGGGGACAAACCACGAGCTGACGGGGTTTTGCAACATGAGGCACTCACCGTCTAATCCTCATCCGATTTAGCTCACAAGCACCCATCGGCAGGGTATTCAATTCAGTTGAACGATTTATTCGTTCAACTGTACGATTTTATCGTGCGTTTTAAGCACCTTATTTGATCTGTGGCGAGACTCGACACTCGCTACGTCCTCACCGCATCACGGCCTTGGAGACTCCACCACTGGGTAAGGACGGCGCTTCATGGTGGCAAGTGTCTCTACCGCTGTCAGGTCTTGCGTGTCCATCCACGCCGCACAGATCAAATAAGGTGAAGGCAAGACACTTCACGCTACGTCACACAGCGTTCTATGCCCTGCCCTCTCATAAAACATACCTCACGAAAAAAGAATGTCAAATAAAATTTGCTAAGTTTAGCATTTTTGTATTGACACGTAGCTAAGTTTAGCAATATACATATATACACGATCAAGGGAGGCTAAAATGAATTATTTTACAACGCAGCCAAATTTAAAGCTCTACGTTTTGATGATGAAAAGCGACAGAACATTGCCAGATGGCAGTAAGGCTCAAACTTTTCACACATGCGAAATTGATGCAGAAGAGATTTTAAAAAAAGACGTAAAATCATTTGTCTCTGATTGCGATTATTTAAATTCGTATATTGAGGATTTTTACAAGCTTTATGAAATTGACGAAACAAATGTCTGTGTTGTGCCTGATTGTGAAATAGCTCAAGCGTTAGTTGATTTGCATTCTTCAGATATCGCGTGGGATGATCTTGAACCAAATATACGCCAATTTTTAGAGGAATGCGGGTGGGATCAAAACGACTACGAGGGGGATGAGTGACATGTTGAACCCAGATAATTTCAATGCAGCTTTTCAATTCACGGCTATTTTTATGATCTCAATCGGTATTATCACGGGGGTGATGTGATGATTATTCTTATCCCCGATTGGCAAGCTGCAAAGCGCGAATATCAAGCCAAAAAAGCAGACCCGTTTAATTTTGTAGTCGCGCCCTTCTGGTGGGCGTGGATGGATTGGACAATTGCCGCAACAGCTCTCGCGTGTGGCTTAATTTTCATGATGTGGGGGATGTGATGACAAATGAACCGCAATCCGACAAAGACGGATTTATTGAGTGGGCAGGGATTTGGCCTGTTGATGAATGTCCATTTGACGGCAGTCCTGTTCGCCCTCCAGCATGGGTTGAGATAACTTACAGAAGTGGAAAAACTAATAAAGTTTATTCATCACACTGTCGTTGGTGGTGGGATCCTAATTATGTAGATAAATATGATATTATTCGTTATCGCCTTCTAAGCCCAATGAACACCTCCACAAAGCTCACGCAAACGATTGAAGCCGCGATTGGTAAGCCTCTTGATAAGGCTACATCACAAGATGCTGAAGTTGCTTTGTCGCTTTATCGCACGATGAAACACGCGCCCGCGATGCAGATTGCAGAGGCAACCAAGCTCATGGAAGGGGTTAGGAAATGACACCTCTCGTTTGCAAGAGAAAGAAATTCAAAGCCCCGACAGCCAAGCATTTTGAAGATTTGCGGATCAAAATGACGAAGAAGCTCGCCGCTGAATTGCGCCGTAAAATAACAATCGTGAGGGAAAAATAATGGAATATATTCTCATTTTATATTTTGCCACAACTTCCATGTCAGGCGGAATGACCCTTAGTGCCGCAACATTCAGAGACAGGCCGGCATGTGAAGCGGCTGCGTTTGAGGCTAAAAAAATGGCAGGGTTTTTCGCTATCACAAAACATGTTTGCATCACAAACGCATCACAGCCAGCTGCTCCAATCTCAGGACAAAAGCCATGAGCGTCGTTGTCGCAGTTGTTTTGACAGGCTTATCTTTATTGTGCGCCTCTATATCAGGGATGATGCTCTCACTGTATGAGAATGATCATAATAAAAGTGAAGAGACTAAAAAAGACGGCAAATACAGTATTATATTTTTTGCGTTTTTATCTGCTTTCCTCGGCCTTGTTTCTCTTTGGGTGATCTCATGACCTATGACCCTGAAATTCACGCGCTTGGCGTGCTGTTTGCTGCGTTCGGATCAATCCTTATCGTGGGTGTGATTACCGCCGCGATATTCCATTTAATTAAATATGTGCTCACCAAAAAAGCACAAAAATATAATCATGAACACGTAGGAGATGATCATGTTTAAAAGCGCAAGTGTTAATAAGCAGCCTATCATTGACAATATAATCACCAGCAAGCAATCGTCAATTTATGATCTAGCGCGTGACGCTATGAATTATTTTAACGATACAGATGAAGCAAAACAATATCTGTATGAAAAAATAATGAGTGATAGTGCGTTATTAAAAGCGCTTATTGATCAAGCTGTGAAAATATCATCAATGGCGAGCGTTCAAAGCGCAGTTAACAATAAACGCGCTATGATCATGAAAAGCGTTCATAATTCAGGTGAAAGCGTTGTATTTTTAGCCAACGGTATATTACACGCAATTCTTGATATGCCTATTGCTGGAGGAAAAGCCCTTCGCAACGCAACGCGCGATGATTTAGCCGCGCAATTTCAGATTTATGAAAGCCGCGCTAATGACATGAAGGTTAAGGCGAGGTGGATGCAACTTTTAGAAAGCAATACACCAGACGGAAAAACCGTAGGTGAGGTCATGGATAATAACGGTGCTTACAATCTATTGCAGCGCGCACAAAGGGAATTAAACCATGCTTGATATAAATGCAATCTGCGATGAAGTTTCGCTAAACTATACGTCTGCCAATTCTTTTGTTTTAACCATGGAAGCTGTGCAGACGGGGGGGGGGCGAAGGGACATCTTATCACAAAAGGACAAATCCCCCCCCAAGAAATTGAAGAAAATAGAGGCCATTGCCAACCATATAATCACGGTTGAAGAGCCTCTATCGCTGGTTGCCAACCCTATACATGAAACCAGCCTAGATGCGCAACCAGCGCCCATTAAACGCGCTCGCAAGACGCGAAAAGATGTGACGGCCAAAAGAGAAAATGCAAACAGTAGTTGTTTGCCGTCACGGGATGATGCCGAAGATATGCTTGAACTCAAGGTAAGTGAGCATCATCCCAACAATTCAGAACTCGATGACCTTCTAGAACCAGATAACCATCTCACAAATGTCATCGATGGGGGAGGCCATTTTGCTCTTGATCCACAGCACCGCGTCGCCTCCCCCGATTATATTATTCAGCTTGTGCAGTTATGGCGCGTTCGGCAGCAATGGCATAGATCTGAAAAATCACTATCTTTACAGGCTCAAGCAATCTGTCGCCGATATTGCGACGGTGACAAAGATAAAGCAGGGGCATTATTCAAATCAGTGCTTAAAGACGGGGCAGATAACGCAATCCTTGAAATGGCATTAGCGCCCTACATTGAAAGCATGAAAGGCTTTGAAAAGCTGCGCGGATCAATCGAAAAGCACCTTAAACAACTTGCAAAGCAAAATCCTGCTTATGGATTTATTAAATCAATTAGGGGTTTTGGTGAATTAAATTTTGCCGCGCTTTTAGGTGAACTTGGAGACGATATTCTCGCTTATAAATCACCGTCTGCCGTGTGGAAGCGCATGGGGCTTGCCGTGCTTGATGGGGAGCGTCAACGTAAATGCACTGATGCTGATAAAGCGCTTATTCATGGCTATAATCCATCCCGTCGCAGTGTCGCTTATTTAATCAGCGAATGCTTGTTGCGTGGGGGTGATGAAAAATACCGCGCCATGTATTTAGCGCGAAAAGAATATGAGCTAAATCGGCATTTACAAAATTCTGGTGAAGAAGAAGGCCATATATCTATTGATAATCATACACACTTTGCCAATTTATCACCAGATGAGGGGGGGCAAGGTTACGCAGAAAACCAACCGCCACCATCCCCCCTCAAACCATTAACCCCTATACACGCGCACCGCCGCGCCATGCGATACATGGTTAAAAAATGTTTGCGTGATGTGTGGGTTGCAAGAAGGAGCGCACAATGACAAATGAACGCAAGCACTCGCCGTTGCCTTGGCACAACCTTTTGCCTTGGGAGGTTATTACTTATCCGTCTTCACACCGTGTAGTTAATCAAAGTGGCTATATTGTTATTGATTGTTTTACGTCAGATGTAAGGGATTTAAAATTCATCACCCTCGCCTGTAACAGCTTTTACGATATGCGCGAGGCTTTAGCAAAGATGATTGAAGAATTTGGTTACCAATCTGACCGCATTGACGGCACACAGAGCGAAGGGCGTCAGAGGGTGTTGTCTGATGCTCATGGCGCACTGCGGAAGGCAGGTGCATCATGATTGAGCGCATACATATAACGCCGCGTGAAGATCAGGTGTTTTTTGAACCTGATGGATATTGCGAATATCAGTGCTTAAAAAGCTTATCAGAGATGATTGAGCAAGGGCAAAAATACATGCCTGATAATGTCATTAACGCGCTAATTGAAGCTTACAATCAATTAGAAAAGCACTACAAAGGAGGGGATAATGGATTATCGCATTGAAAAACTTAAACAAGAGCTTGAAGCATTGCGTGGCATAATCGCGGCCAATGAAGATGATGATCAATTCATTAATGATTTAATCGAGGGCGAAACGTCAGCGCATGAAACGATTGATCGCATTGTCATTAAAATTCAAGAGGATCAGGCAAAGGTTGATGCTCTTGGAAATGTCATTTCGCAATTTCAAGACCGCAAAAAAGCGTTCATGAATAAAATCGAAGCGCAACGTGCAACAATCCATAAAATACTCAATTTATTTGAGTTGCCAAAGATTGAAACAGCATCTGCGACAATAAGCATCAAGAGAATGCCCCCGTCTATTGTTGTCACGGACGCGGTTGCTATCCCTCTTTCATATTGGAAGCATGAGCCTGTCTTAGACAAGAAATTGATTAAGACCGAGCTTTTAGAGGGCAAGAAAATCAACGGCTGCGAATTATCAAATGGTGGCGAAACAATAAGCATTAGGTGTTGATATGTTTACAGAACTACAAAAAGCAGAATTATCAAAACCTCTCAACAAGTCCCATGTTCGGCAAAGAACTCAATCAGGGCACGCGCTTGATTACATTGAGGGATGGCACGCCATTGATGAAGCAAACCGCATATTTGGCTTTGATGGATGGCATAGAACTATTATTAGCATGGAATGCGTCAACGACACCGAAAAGCAGATGAAAAGCGGCAAGGGATGGGGCGTAACGTATATTTGCACGATTCAAATAACCGTTGGGGGCATCGTTAGACACGGCACAGGGGCAGGTCATGGTATTGATAAAGACCGTGGCCTTGCTCATGAGAGCGCAATCAAAGAAGCCGAAACGGACGCTATGAAACGTGCGCTTATGACGTTTGGCAACCCGTTTGGTCTTGCGCTTTATGACAAGGACAGAAAATCAGTCTCAGACGGTTCAGAGGACGTTTTAAAAACGCTAACAATAGAAGCAGCCTCACGCGCCGAAAGCGGCATGACAGCCCTTAAATCATGGTGGGATGAATTAACTACAGACGAAAAGCACTTATTCAAAGGCCACATGGATAAGTTTAAAAAACAGGCGCAAGATGTTGATAATATGAAAGAAAAGGAAAAACAAAATGGCTGATGTAAAAGATTTATGCGTTGTCGTTGGCACGTACAAAGACAAAAACGGCGATGAAAAAAAGAGATACGAAACGGTTGGTTCGTACATTACAAAAGATGACGGCGGCAAGTTTTTGAAGATCAAAGCCACGTTTAATCCAGCGGGTGCAATGACGCGCACCGATGACGGCTATGTGTTTTTGAGCCTGTTTGATCAAAAGCCAAAAGAGCAACGGCAATCAAGCAATTCCTACGACGATACAGGGCATGGCTACAAATCAGCCAAACAAGCGCCCGTAAATCATTCAAGCGATGTGCTTGATGACGATATTCCGTTTTAATCAAAGAAAGATCAAAGAAAGATCAAGCGAAGCACGCACCGCACTGGAGATTACCAATGACAAATGAACCGCAACCAGACAAAGACGGATGGATTGAGTGGAAGGGTAGAGCGCGTCCTGTTGAAATGAGACAAGCCGTTGAAATTGAGATGCTGAATGGTGACAAAGAAGTTTCAAAAGCGGGAGAACATGACTGGTATCATACAGGAGGTTGCAATAAAGGTTTTAACATAATTGCTTACCGCCTTCTCGCACCCGTCAAGCCCCTCACCATAACGAAAAGTGGCGCAATGGCTGCTACGGGAGTGCTTAATAACATAAACGTACCGCTTAGCGGCAATGATGATAGCGCACATAATTTAATCGCTGAAATCGTCTCCGCCGCCCTTGGCCGCGATGTGGAGGTTGAGTGATGAACCTTCCATTTAAACGCCACGCAACACTGAACGCAATCTATGACGCAAACGGGGCTTATGTTGCATCGTGCTATTCACGTGAGATGACGGATTTTATAGTCAAGGCATGTAATGCGCAACGCCATCTATTTGTTGTCGATGATAACGGGATTATCCAAGAAGTTAAAGTTAACGAAAGGATCAACCAATGAAAAAAGACAAACTGCAAGAGAAAATGGATAACGAACTTAAAAATTGCACACCAGAGCAGAGAAAAGAAATTATCGAACGTTGTGAATTCGCGAGACAAACAGCCATAGAAGCATCTAAATTAGCTGATGAAGAAACAATGAGAAGAAAGAAAGAATCACCTAATGACAATTAATTTAACCGCCCCTGATTAATTAAAATCCATCGTTGAGCGCATTGAGCGCTTAGAGGAGGAAAAGGCTGCAACATTAGCCGATATTAAGGACGTGTACGCAGAAGCCAAGTCAAACGGCTTTGACACGAAAGCGCTTAAGGAAGTCATCAAACAGCGCAAGATTGAACGCGATGCACGCCTAGAGCAAGAGGCAATCGTTGATTTGTATAAGCAAGCTTTGGGGATGGTGTGATGACGCGGGATGAACTGATTGATGAAATGGCAATCACGGAATGCGGTGAGCAGTATTTTTATTGCGCCACTACTAGCGAGGCAGGGAAAAACCATTTTCGGAACACTGCGCGGCTATCTGTTGCTAGGATTGAGGAGCTGATCAACGGCTTTGAAGACCTGCTCAACGGCAAGGCGGTCATAGTGCCTGTTGAGCGTACCCATGAGATGATAGCATCTATAGCACCAGCGCACGAAGGTAAAGAGATTATAGATAACGTTAAATGGAGAATGCAGCTTGCCAAGTCGCCTTACAGGGTGACGAAATGACCTATGACCTCACAACGCTAAAAGCCCTCAAAGCACGCATTGATGCTGCGACGGGAGAGGATCGGGGGCTTGATGCTGATATTGCTATTTTATTTGGAAAATTAATTGTTATAATTGATCCGAATGCACCAGATGACATGAAATGGCGAATTATCTTTCCTGATGCCGATTATGGATGTGGCTTTGAGACAGGATACTACGATTCGACAAAAAGAAGCAAAAAACAGCTTTATAAAGAAGCGCATGACGACGCGCAAAAATATGAACACCTAGAGCGTTTCACCTCATCCGTTGACGCGGCTCTTGCGTTAATAGCGAAGGTGTTGCCAGAGCTTGTCATCGAAATGTGCAGAACGTCTGATGGGAAATTTCAGGTGCGGGAAGCGTGGCTACACATTCCTGAAAATGAAGATTTGGATGGACTTGAGATCGATCACCCAAGGGGCACTTATAGATGGAAACCAAAGCCTGCCTCCCTCGCCATTCTCTCTGTCCTTTTCGCGGCGCTGATAGCAAAGGAGGAAAATAATGACCCTAGATGAAATAAAAAACCTCCTGTGCGCTGGCGAGTTTTCTAGTCTAACAATTAGCTGGAATGAGGAGGCTTCAAACTACACGACTGTCGGGGACACCTTAAAGCATCTCCCTTATTATGACATAAGAAACTTTGTGTCTCCTGAAGAGTATCAAAAATGCATTGACACAAACTCCATTTGGACTGCGCATTACTACCCCAAAACACCAGTCGGGTTTAACGTAATTCACGCCTCCACTTTTGAAGCATTGCACGCCGCGCTTGTTGAAAGGGCTTCATCATGACCCTCACCCGTGAAGAAATACAGGCCATTCGTGAGTCGTGCAAGGGCTGGTATGTTCAAAAAACTGTCGTTGGGGAAGATATTTCTAGCATGGTGCGCACCCTCTGCGACATGGCGCTTGCGTCACTGTCCGAGAGAGAACAGCCACTCATCATCACGAAAGAAGGGATGGATGAAGCTATTAGGATGTTGAATATTAGCAATAGTTTTATTGCTTCTGGTCACGGGGACAAAGCAAAGGTTGTTGAATTAATCGTTTCCAACGCCCTTCAGCGCGATGATGTAAAAGTGCATTATGCCAAAACAGCCAAAGGAGAATGATTGAATCAACTACCCGCCTTAGCCTTTATCGCGCTTTTGACTGCGACCCAAACAGTGTCCCAAAAGTCTTCTTTTGATGCAAGCCATGGCGCACCAAATGCTGTTACAATAAACAAAGACAGTGTGCTTAAAGCAAGCATAGCGCGATCAAACGCTTTTTCTGTTTTTGACTTTGAATTAGCGGCAAGGTGTGCGGCTTCCGTTGCCTCTTTAACCATTGCTTCCATTTTATCGCATGTCGTTTGCGTGTGATTCGTGACTTCCTTGAAATGTTGAAAATTCTTATCAACCGTGGTGCGCATTTCATCCTGATACGCTTCAACCGATGCTTTATGTGTTGCGAGCTGATTTGAGAGATTGTGGAAGGCGGTATCTTGCCTATCAAGCCTTCTTAACAAGTCCCCCAAATAAACATCGTTTTGCGACACGCCACCAGCACCTAACAATTATTCGAAGTTAATTTGTGGGCTAAAATGTGCGCTCTAGCGACAAGCGCATCATTGCTTTGCGTAAAGAAACACCCACTTGAGCCATCGTGGTAAACATAAGCCATTGCGACATGATTTATCTCGCCATCCTTCACGCGCTCTAAAAGCCATTCAACATATTCAAGCGCAGTTTTATTGACTGTTCTTGGATCAACAACGCTTAAATTATCTCTGATGGGTACGATATTTGTTTCAGACATTACCAGCACCCTTGTTTAACACCAAACGTGTTATGAGCCGCGACTTGCTTTGTGAATGGCTTGTCATTGGCGATAATATAAGGCCGTGTAGAGGCGCTTGGTGTTAAGCGCTGCCAACCATCACAAACACTTGCCGTTGTGGTCTGGCACGCCACCAAGGGAAATGCAGTTATCATTATCGCTAAACCCGTCAACTTTTTCATTGATCTTATTCCTTTCACGCAAAACTTCAACGGAACGCGCTAACATGGCTTGCCGTTCATCGGATCGCCCTTTTCGATATACAAAGGCATAGCTGCCAAAAATAAGCGTTATCACAACACCAACAGCCGCAAGCTTCATGTAGAGCGTCATTAAACCGCCTCATAAGTCGCTTCAAATATCTCAGGATGGAAAACAGATATTCCACCAGCCATGCCCTTAACGACATAATCACCCTTTTTAGCTTTAAACGACAAATCAGGCGTAAAAATGTAAAGACCTTCGTCTGAATTGTTTATGCCTTTGCTACTGCCAAGCATGTCAAAGATTTTATGAACGCTCGACGGGTCTGTGTATTCCACAGCCTCAACATAAACAGGCTTTCTGCGATATTTCATCCCGTTACCTCACAAAAGCCGACCCGACAAAAAACACGATGAAGATTACCACAAGCGCCGTGATAACGCCATTCCATGGAAAGAAATCAGGCATTTTCTTTCTCATTAAATTGCCCGCCCATTATGGCTATCAAGGATATTTTTCACTTCGTCTCGCGTTATAGTGCCTTTGCTTGGCATAGAGCCCATAACGAATGATAGCCGCTGCTTCTCAACTTGCGACGAAGTGAGATGCCTTCGCGTTTCTCGCTCTAAGGATTTTAAAAGCCCTTTTTCTGTTTTAGTGAACACCATCAAATCCCCTCTTCTCGTGATTTTTTCATGCGCTCACGAATAATATACCCCGCAGCACCAACAGCAAGCAATGATAACCAGAACAAAGGCTTTTCGGCAATCTCAACAAGCGCACTTGATAAGCCCCGCCCTGCCACAAGAGCCGCGTTGATTTGATTGCTGACTTCACTTAAAACAGGGATTGCCGCTGATACGCCCGTGACCGTTGCTGCAATATTCGTTGTAGATTGAATTGCAGTTTTGCCAGTGGGCTTTGCAAGCTCTTTATCTTCACCCGTCATAATCTCATTCGATGCACGCTCGAGCGCCTTCTCAAAGGCCGCTGCATACCCTGCAATAAGTTTAGCCTTGTCAGTGCCATTGATGATCCTACGCGCACCGACATAGTCACATTCATTCTCGTTGATATAACGCTCTAGCGTCTGCCCTTTTGCAAACCAACCCTCGATCATACCACGAAACAGAATTGCAACCGCGTGCTTGGGCTGCATAACCAAATCAGGGTTTTTCACAAACTCAGACGAAAGAAGATCACCCGCTTTGCGATAGTTATCAATCCACGTGAGCTGCACATAGCCGCGACCATAATAAACTTGATCATAAGGTGGTACTGGCACACCGTAACGCTTGCCCTTGCCTTTGCCAAATTCACGAATAGGCTGCATGGTGTAAGCTGTCTCATGGTAAGCCGTAGCAAGGATATAAGCTAACCATTGACGTCTTAAAAGCGCGTGCTTTGTGCCTGAAATATATTCAACCGCAGCATCAAGGATGACATTGCAGCCGTCAACTGCCTGTTGTGGCAGTTTATCGCGATAAAGAGATTTGCGAATATTGGCAAAAAATATGGTTTTGTTCATGTCTATGTCCAGTTATACTGCAATATCGGATTAACAATTTTGCTCAAAACGGGGTTGCTTATTCGCGCTGTAATTGTCTCGCCAGTGCGCAATGCTGCTTGACCCGGTCCGAATGCAATCTTTAAACGCACGCGCAAATCTCCACTTGCATTTAATAGCTTATAAGGTGGTGTGTGTATATATTCACTCCATGCCTCATCGGTCATAAAACAGGCTTTGCTGCGTATATCATTTGCAAGCGATCCTGCATAGCTTTCGTGGCTTTCAAGGTTGTAGCTACCTGAATACGTCTCAAGATTACCGCCTTCAACAACATAAGCATCAACACTTGGACGAAGCATCATATTTGCTTTACGCCAATCGTCGTAAGCGGAAAGGGTGAATTTCACATAACCTTGCAAAATATCATCAACCGCGTAGGGGTTTGAAATTTCCGTGTTTCCGTTCGTGCTTGAGCCTAAAAGCACTTCAAACTCTGAATATGTTGTGCCAACCGTGAACGTGAGCAAAAGCTCATTATTCCCATCCGAGCCTGTGACAACAGATGTTGCAACAGTTGCATCACCTGAGACACGAGTAGACCTTACCTTGTCTGGGAGCGTTCCAGTGCTGTAGACTCCGGCGTGCGATCCGCCTGTGCCTGTGAACAATGCATTTGTGAAGGCATTGCCGCTCGGTGCGTCTGTTGCGTCATAGTCTGGCTTGCGAGGGTAAAGGGCATTTAAAGCGCTACCGTATCCCATGCGGCGCAGGGCAGGGAGAATAGTGTACTTTGCCACAAGGTGCGCCCCGCGAGCCGTAGGGTGAATGCCATCAAGCATACAGAAAGCTTTAGGGATGCCAGCAAGCGTTCCATCAAGAAGGCCGCTTGTAAGAAACTCGTTCGGGTCAACAACCGTGACACGAGGCTCACTTGCGTATAAGGCGCGTAAATCGGCTGGAAGCTGCGCGGTTGTGAGGCGGTATGCATCGTTTGTTGTGCCGCGAGCGTAGGCGGAAAGAGAGCGCGTGTATGCTGTGAGGACAAGAATGTCTGCAAGCGTGTTAGCGAGGTATCCGTCTATCTTGACTTGGTATCGGGTAAGAGTTGTGGCCTTGCCAGCAGGGACATCGCTTTCCCCTGCGGAGATAATAATTAATTTTGGTTGCCGTGCGTAGTTGTAGGGGAGGTATTCGTTTGTGTTAAGTCCTGCTGCTCCGCCGTCCATAGCGCGGCCATCTTTAGCCACCATGTTACCGATCACGAGGCCGAGGGAAAAGTGATTGCCCGTAGCGGTTGCGAGAATGAGCGCGTCAGCAGGATCGGTAGGTGCTGTTGGGGCTTCATCGCGCAGGTTGAGGAGTTGAAAAGAATGCGATAAAGTGGCTGCGGCCATCATCGTGCCGGAGATGCGGTTGGCGATCTGCGTGGTTGTTGTAGGGTTTGCTGTAGGGGAACGAGTGACGTAAACTGCGCGTGATGCGATGGACTGTCCGTCGAAGATAACCGTTACAGGGGCATGATTAGGGCTGTTAAGGCTTTGACCAGCCGCTTGAATAATAGGGGATTTACACATCAATGCCCCCTATCAGATTGTTTTGACATAAACGTTTGCGTCGCCAAGCAGCCAAAGAACAAGCCCCTGCCCTGCTAAAATATCTGTCGCTGTTGCATCATTCCCCGCCGCAGCAGAAGTGCATGACACGCGTATCGCCTTGTGTTCGTCATTCTGGACAAGAAGAGCAAGCGCTGGACGCGCCCCCGCCGTTCCTAAGCCTGTCACTAGCGCGTAAGAGGATGTTGGTGTGGCTTCAGCGCGGTATGTCGTAACAGCGTCAATACCATAAGGAGATGACCCCTTTAAATTGAAATAGACCGTCATTTTATATTACCTTTGCGATTAAGTAGCTGTAAGGATTTACAGCATCCGTCCAGTCGTTGTTGATATTGACGCACACAATGCCGTCTGTGTTTGGCGCACCTGTCGAATGTGAAGTGCCCCAAAACTCAAGGCGGTAATACCCGCTCAATGATAATTCAGCGCGTCCAAACGTGATTAAATCAGCGTAGTGATCATCAATGGATGCAATGTTACATGCTGCTTTCCCGTGCCTTGTGACAAAATCCATTGATGAATTATAATAAGGCACATCAACGCTTGAAGCGGGGGGTGTGGCAATCGGATTGGGAGAATAGCGCAACGTTGCGCGAATAGCGACACCAACAGCGCCCGTAAAGCTAACCTCACTGCCACGATGTCTAAGATTGACTTTCCCCTGCCATTCAAGGACAGAAGGGTCTTCAATTTGGAAATCAACCCTGAATTGCTGTAAACACGTCCATATTGATGACGGCTCACTGCGATAAAGCGCTGTTTCTGTTGTTAATTGGCGTTCAAATACAAGCATTATATGGCCTCCCCACAAAACCATGTTGATCTGATCGCGCCATTAATTGTTTTGTCACCAGCGCCAAAGCCATAAACATAAACCTCATAGTAATCAGTGCCATTTGCAACGTCGTTTATTGTTATACTTGCCGTAAAATTTGTCGTGCCAGACCAAGGTTTGTAATCATCGGCTAACGCAACGCCATTTTTATAAATTACTAATCCCCATACCGATTGATCAACAGCACCGCCTCCTGAAAGACATGCAGCGCTTAGACGGTAATAACCAGATGGAGGGGTGAAGCGAGACGTTGAGGTATCATAATACCCACCGTTATCAAAACGCTCAGTGCCAAACGTCACTTTTGTTTCAGTAGCAGATAAAATTCCAGTTTGATTTGTTCCGTTTTTATGCGCAAAGAATGCCACACGAGACGCAAGGTTTGAGGGGGTAATGACAACACTTGATGATGATTGCGCTTGTGTTTCGGCATTGGTTGCAAGTTCAACAGCGCCCGTCGCGCTCGTTGTTGCGGCCTGTTTAATGGCATTGAAAGCCGCAGCCGCTGTTGTCTGCCCCGTGCCACCATTAGCGATCGGCAATGTATCCGTCACTCCGCTTGCGAGGTTCACAGCAGCCCATACGCCATCACCACGCCAATATGTGACCGATGATGCGCTTGTTCCGCTATTCAAGTTCGTGACTGGTAGATTGCCCGTGACATTCGTTGCGAGAGATACCGAGTTTAAAAGGGCAATAGAGCCGAGTGAAAGCAGCGCTCTTTGAGCCGTATCACTCGCCGCTGTAAGCAATGCACGCCCCGCCACCGTGCCATCGCTTATTTCACTTGCGGGATGCGTATGCGCACTTGGTGTAAATGTTGACGGCTTGCCTGTTACATCTGTCCAAGCCACAACGCCCACGGGCAAATTATCAAGCGTGATTTTTGAGAATGAGCCATCATCTTTATTTTGCAGCGCAACAATAAACTGTGTCAGATCACTAACAGATGTTGTTTCGCTCAATGTTCTATAATTTGCATTGATCGTATAACTGCCACCAAGTCGAGCGGATGCGATAATCCCCTGCCCTGTTATTGTAGACGGCAGTCGTGGCTTAACCCTGATTGACAATCTCATTTAAAACCACCTTCATAAATAGAAACATTGCTAACAATCGCTTGTGAAATTGAGCCGTCGCCACTGTCAGTTATTCGCGCATAAACTTTGTATGTGTCTGCGGGTAAGTCGCTCATGAGAGACGCAGGAAAAACAAATTCAAATTCCGAGCCGTCAACAGTAACCCGCCCATCAGAATTTGTGCCGCTCAGGACAATATTCCCGTATCTGTTGCGCACCTCAACGGAGATGCTTAAGCCTGTTAAAGTGAAAGGCTCACCAGTGTCGTCATCAACAGCCTGAAAAACGTCAGAACGCCAATCGGATGAATTACTTGCTGGAGTCAGTGCATGTGTCATTTATTACAACTTTTGATAAAATGTGCCAAGGATAAAACGATGCATGTTGCTGTGCGCTAATCCGCCACCTTGACTTGCGATTGAGTGCGTGCGGCCTTGGTTATCAACCACCGTTGAGCCGTTTGCCGTTGCGACGTTTAAGTTGAAATTCGGCGCAGCTTGACCAAACAACGTTAAGCTGTAAGCAGCCCTATCGTAGAGCAACGTTGCGCTTCCTCCTGTTGTTGCCCCGCCGTGATTGTGTGATGGAATATGCGTTATGTCTAAAACGACTGTTGCAGCGCCACCGAATGAACCCGCTGTGTCAGACCCGCCCGTTATTGATATTCCAGTCGCACGGTTCGCCGCGCTATTCCCCATGCCATCAAGCCCGATTTGGCCTGTAAAGCGCATATCGGTTAGCGTTATTGTTTTATTGGCTGCATAGTCAGCAGCGGCATTCACGCCACGTCCAGAACTAACAGCGGCTAGAGTGTTGCTTTTATTATTCCAGATCCACGCATAAAGCGTGGCAGTGTCGGCATTAGCGCGTTCTGTTGCGCCTGATACAGCATTCCCGATTGTACGCCCGTTTTGGCGAACAAAGCCGTCCTCTGTCCCTGCTTTCTCTAAAAACTTAACAAAACCCGTCTTGATGCGCTCAGAATCTGGAACTTCCGATGATGTGCTTTCAATAGGCGCGGGATTAGGAACTTTGGTATCGTACCATAATTGCACGCCCGTTGATAAAGTAACCCTCTCGCCATAATCCCCATAAGGAATAAAGAACGTGGGGACTTTGCCGTTAGCATCCGCAAGAACGGTTGCATCGGTGTCGCTATCATTCTCAAAAGCAGTCGTACCGTCAGCGTCAGCATAAACAGTGATAGGTGTTGAGGTGAGAGCATCCGTGATGTATATTTTTGCGTAAGGATCAGGCGTGCCATTTGAAGCCGTGATAACCCTATTCGACAAGGGAGAACGAATTGTGCTCATGAAATTTTCTCATAAAAAAAGCCCCCATAAGGAGGCTAGATGCGTTATATTTTAACGTTTCTTAGTCTTGTTTTTCTTTTTTCTTTTTATTGCGTTGGAACTTCTCAACAAAGAAACGCTTAATCTTAGCAGGTTCATTTTTGAATGTTTTGATGAAAGCCTTTTCAAGAGCCTTACTTGGTGTTGTCTTTTTTTCCATTTTATCGCCCTTTGTCTTTAAGGGTTTGATCGTATTTTAATTTCTGATTGTCTTCAAGCTTAACAGTTTTATCATAAGATGATTTTAACACGCTTTTAGGGTCAATCTTATCGCCGAACATATTGCCGCCAGCGCCAGATTTTCTAGCCTCATTAGCATAGTTCTCAAAAAACTCGCCTATTTTTTGTTTGCTTATAACGCGGCCTTTTTCATAAAGCGCATTGATAATAACGGCCACATCATCCTCAATGGGATTAAATGCGTCTAATTGTTGCATATATTTATCAATCGGCAAGCCTTTATCTCTTGCGTCTGAAATAAGCGTCGCTGCTTTGGTTATTTGCTGAGAAAGGTCAAAATCCGCCGTTACATCGCCTCTTTTTATTGCCGATTTAAGCTTAAGCCATTGTGGGGCTGCTATTTGTAGACCGCCTGTTATGCCTTTGATGTTGTCGTCAAGGGATTCTGAAACGCGCCTCAAAATGGATGAATCGCCATAAGCCGCCTGTAGAACAGCGTTGTTAATCCTTGATAAGCCCTCAGATGATAAAATGTTATCTTTATCACGGAAGCTTGCCTGTTCTGTCGTAGGTAATTTTGATATAAATGAACGGACAAATTTTTCGTTAGCTAATGATTGTAGATCACCAGAATCTTGGATTAAATCAATCATTTCATTGGTGATCATCCCCGCTTCCTGTTCAGCTTTTTCAGTCGCGGATTGTTCTAAAATAGCACCCTTGTTTGACATTTGCGTAAATTTAACGCGCTTGTCTTGAGACATTTCACCCATTCTTTTTCTCACAAGAACTGGGTTTTTGATGCCTTCAATATTAAAGCCTTGCTCAGTTAAATAGCGCTTATAAGCTTCAGCTTTTTGACCGCCTTGGCTATAAATACGATTAAGCGCTTCAACGCGGCCATTGCCGCTTTCGACCATCATGTCACCGCCAATAATAGGCGCACCACGATCAGATTCCGATGAATAGCCTAAGCGCTCAGGATCAAACTCTTTTATTATTTTATTAACTTGCAAATCAGATGACCCTCTTGCTCTATCGCGTGGCTGCAACTCTTGAGAATAGCGCGGGTTAAATGAATGTATTAATTCAGACGCATCAACAATAACAGGCTCGACCTCAACCTTTGTGTTATCCGCAGCCGTGACGTTATGCTTGCCAAATTTAGGCGTTACACCACTCACTTGAGAAGGTTGAACCACCTGATTTGTCGCGGCTTGTGTTATCGGAATTTCGACACCTGTCTCTTTTTGTATTGCTGTGACCATTGGCTGTATGATTTTAGCCTTTGCCGCATCGGATGCTTTGCTATCAACCACTTTCAAAATTGAATTTAGTTTGCGTGCCGAAACAGGGTTAGCAATGACTTTTGCAAAGCCATACGTGCCAGCACCAAACAATGCCGCCTTTGCAAAGCCGATAAAACTCCCAACAGTCGCAAGACCGCCAGCTATGCCAAGATTGTTAACGACAACGCGCCCCGTGCCTGATTTATTGCCAAACTTTTCAAAGGCTCTTGCCCTGTTCATAACTTGAATAATGTTTTCAATGGAATCGCGGTATTCAGTGCCTTTAGTCCCAAAAATAGCATTTTTCTGTCTATCACCTATTTTGCTAAATGCCGAAACAAAACCAGTTGGTGAAATATCACCATCAAGATTGCGTCCTATTTTAGCAATAAGCGTTCCACGCACTTCGTCGGCAACATCTTTTGGCAATTCACGCATGACTGTATTTAATAGCCCCGCATTGCTTTTAGGGTTAAGAGCAAGCCGTTCAATCGCGCCAAATACCTCTTCAGCGCTTCTCAATCCGTCTTTGCCAACGATTTTCTCAAGCGCCTTTGATTTTGCAGATGCAATGCCGTATTCACGGTTCGCCTTTTCAAACAGCTTTAAGCCCTTTTCACCGCCAGCGTTATAAGCTGCATTCCTTAAATCGCTTGTTAAAGCGCCATAAATGCTTTTTAATTCACCCTTGCTTGTGTCCTGCAAAAGCGCATTGCTTTGAAGCTCACCTATTTTTGAGCGTAGCGCCTTAACACCTTCAAACGTTAGCCCCTCAGGTGAATTAATCGCATCGCGCACAATCTTTGTTGCGCTTGTTTCACTTGGCAACATTGCAAGTTTGTTTTTTTCAGCAATTTGATTAACAGCGGATCGCGTCGCATTTAAAACGGTTGTTTTTGTTTGATCAATTACTTCATCAAGCGGTTTATAATTTTCACCAGCCCCGCCGCGTGTTTTTACAAAATTAGTGAGCGCTTGAAGCGTTTTATCACCCGCAACATCGGGAGACGAAGCGCCAAGAGATGAAGCCATATCATCAACACGACCGCCAACTTGTTGAACAAATTTATTTTCAGCGTTCTTTATAGGCGCACCAAGGAAAGCCAATTCGCCAATAGATGATGCTAGCCCCTGCGTTGCGCCGCTATCTGTTGCCATGTAACGCGGAAGATCAATGCCTTCCTTAGATGCGGCAATAATTGCTTGATCTGATTCAGATAGTCCTCTTGCCGCTCTTTCAGCCGCTCTATTTGCAAGGTAATCACCGCTTTTGGCAACCCCTGCCCCGATAACGCCACCAACCGCGCCACCAATAGCGCCTTGTGTCGCGCTATCTTTCAAGCCTTCACCAGCGCCAAAACCATAAAGCCCACCAACCGCCGCGCCTTGTCTTGCCGCGCTGGCAATGCCTGTAGGGTTAGATAACGCTGGAGCTGTTACCAGCCCACCCGCAATGTTTGCAGCAATGGCAGTTTTAGGATTACTTGCTTCTGCAAATTTGTTTTTAAGCCTTTCTTGTGCGACCTGTTCATCATAACGCTTTGAGGCTTGACCATCACCAAAACCAAGCGCGTCAGATGCCAGCCTGTAACCGCCTCTCACAACGTCCAACACACCAAAGTCATCGGCTTGATTTTGATAGAGGGCTTTACGTGGATCAGCACTAGGCAATGCTTGCGCCGCCATAGCGTCAGATCGTCTTGCATCGCTAGCCCCAGCCGATAACAGGCCAGACATTTCATCGCTTAGATTGCTTGTTAAGCCTTGCTCTAATGCCCTGCGAATAGTACCGCTTTGTCCATATAATTCAGTTGGCGGGTTTTGCGCTTGCACATCAAAGGCTTGATCAATGCGAGATTGTGGGGAAGGCGTGTCATCCCACTGCACTTGCGATAAGTCTATTTGAGGGCTATCATCCCACTTGATTTGAGAAATATCAATTTGGCCTGTGCTCATTGCATTATCTCTGGCTTGCCATTTCGAATGATAACCCTACGGCCATCGGGAAGCGTTCCAGTTTGTCCCTCTTGAGGTGTGGCGTTTTGCTGTTGTTGATTATTTATTTGGCTGTTGTTTTTTCTAAAGCTTTGACGTTCATTAGGGGTCATAATTTTCCCGTGAATGATCAAATCAAAATTTTCTTGAACCCTTCTAAGGTTTGTTAAGAATTGCGCTTCACTTTGAGACTGCTCTAAACTTGCAACACTGTCTTGTAAAAGCTCAAGTTCTCTAACCGCAATACCACCTAATGCGGCCCCTGTTGGTGAAGCCTCGCGCATTTTTTGCAGCTCGCCAAAGGCTGTTTTTGCTTTAATCGTGTTGAGAGTGTTCTTTAAATCGCTCGCATTCGTTGTAAATGGTACATAATCAGCAACGAATTGACCGCCCTTGCCAACGGACGGCAAGCTTGATCCACTAACCAATTTTTGAGCGTCACCTATAGCGTCCGTTATGCTGTTATAAGATGATATTTCAGACCTTTTTTTAGCGCCCATCTTTTGTTGCTTTTCTAAAGCGTCTGCCTCTGCTTCACTGCCTTTAATTGGCCTAATCTCTACAATATCACCATTTTGATCACGTACGGCCTGATAACCAGCGGGAATAGTGCCCTCATTTTTATTAACAGGCCTTAACTTGCCTTGCGCCTCTGCATCGTACTTTTTAATTTGCGCCTCTTTTAAGCGCTGTTCAACATCATTGACGGGCTTGCTCATAATGATTTCGGCTTGCCCCGTGCGCGGGTCTGTTCTTAACAGTTGATCGCCAAAGGCTTGGAAGCCGTATGTTTCCTTTTGTTGCGCTTCAAGAGCTTCTTTACGCACTTTTAGTGCGCGTTCCATGAGAGGGCGGCTATCTGTCGCTTGAGCCTGTCTTGCAAGGGCTTGAGCGCGTGCCATAAGCTGTTGTGCATAGCTGCTTTGTTGAGGCTGTTGCCCTTGCTGTGGTGCAACAAAGCCTTGAGCAGGTGTTGCCCCTTGTGCTGGTGCAGATGCCTGTTGTTGACCGCCAACGCCAAACTCTTGCGCCGCACGCCTTGCTTGAGCAATCCTATTCTCAGCACCGTGAGCTAACATAGGATTATTCCAAGTAAAGCCAGCGGGTCTGAAATAGCCGATTGCAGCCCTTGCCGCGTCTTCTGGTGTTTGCGCTTTTGCCAACGCTTGCCCTGCACGGCCTTCGGTTGTTTTTAATTCATGCGCAATAAATGCGCCTTGCACTTCTGGGTCACGCCAATCAAGCCCCTTTGATGCAGCAAAGCCCATGAGGTTTTTCGCACGGTCTTGATTCCATTGTGCAAGCCCAATGCTATCAGAGCCGTCTCGACCATCGCCACGATTGCGTGCGTCTGTTCTAAAATTGCTTTCTTGTGCAAGATTGCCTGTCAAGCCAACAGCAGCAACGGGAGAGATACCATTTTTAATAAGCGAGTTGTAAACTTTGCTTTTAATATCGCCTACACCGCCGCCTTGCATTGCTTGGAATGAAGGCATTTTAGGTTGAGCACTATCAAACGCCTGATCAATTCGAGGATTGCCTTGAGGCTCTTGTTGTGGCGCACCTAAGCCTAATGCAGCAACAGGTGAGGACGGTTGAGCTGCAATATTTTGATTTTGATCGCCGCCTCCCAATCCAAGAACAGATTGGAACTGACTTTGAAACTCACCTTTAATCGCGTCTGCTTCCTGCTTTTCTTTTAAGCGTTTTTGCCCACGCTCATAACCTGAAAAGAAAGCGTCAGGCATAGACGCAATCATGTTTGCTACGCCGTAGTCTTTTGTCGTAAAATCATAAAGAGGAATAGGTGGCATTATTTACCCCCTGTGAAAATCTTTGTGAACATGCCACCACTGCCCATGCCAGACCCCATAAGCGACGCGAGAGCTTGGCCACCAGCCGCCCAGTTCGCTTCTTGCTTGGCCTTCACATCATCACCAGCTTTGAGCGCACCCATTCCCATACCTGTAATGTTGTTGATATTGTCTTGAATGGTTGAGCCGCGTTGATTGTAATAATTGCTTGCAAGTCCTGCCAAATTTCCGAGATTGTTGTTTCTCAGTTGCGCCGTCTGCAAACCGCGTTGATCCATATCGCCAAGCCGACCAAGATGATCGCCATAAGTTTTGTTATACAGCCCCGCCATATAGCTCATCACATCGGTGTCAGTATTTCCGCTATTAAGCATCCCACCCGCAGAAGCCTTGCGCAAAATGCCTTGGCTATCCTGTTGAGCGTTGTCTTTCATTAATCTGGCAAGCGGAGAGCTTTGAAACATCCCTAGAGCGCTTTGATTGCCAGCCTCACCGCCCAAGCCAAGCGCATTAGAATAAGCCTCAGAACCCGCGCCGTATCTGTCAGCATACGGCTTGTAGTATTCATCACCCTGTCCTAGGTAGCCCTTGGCCTCATTATAGCCTGTGTCATATTCACCGAGAACGCGCTTCTCACCGTCTTGAATGGTTTGAGCGCCCCACATCGCTGCATTGCGCGCACCTTTTGCACTTGGCATGTTTTAAATCCTTACGTGAATTGGATGCTTTTAAGCGTGCCACCGTGATTGACCCACCAACGCACTTGACCGCTGGTTGTGTTCTCGAACACCCTTACATCGCCGTCTTGAATGTCACTTGTTGTTGGATCAGCCGCTAAAGATGTGATCTTCATCCTTGTTCTGATATCACTCACGCACGCAAACATCGAATAGTTGAACGTGTAATAAATAGGATCAAACGTAGTCCCAACACCCGAAACAGGGCTTGAATTGATTTTCGGGATAGGCTGGAGTTCAATGCTCATGCGTTTGCAAGCTTCACAATGTCAGCGTCAGCGGCATACAAAGTAAAATTAACGGGGTCTGAAACATCAATGCGCACTTGAGCGCCTTTGTTTGATATTTTGCCGAGCCTGTTAATTCTGATTTGAGCGCGATAATCGCCTTCTTTGCCGATTGAACGACGAATAGGGTTTTCAAACGTCACGCCACCATTGCGCGATACGCTGATCATGCATTGCGGGTCTGTTTCAATAGGCACAGCACCCGTTCTAACGCCAACACCCGTGTTCATATCAATGTTGAGAGCGTGCCAGCTTGCGCCCGTTGAGAATGCACTCATAGTCGCGCTGATAACCGTTGCGATTAACGGATCGTTGCCTTCTTTGTAATATTCGGGATCAACGACATACATTTTGCCGTTGTAAGCATCGCCCACAAGCCAAGAGCCGAACGCCTTAACCGTGAATGAACCACGCCACCGCGATTGTTCATAACTTGTGCGCTCATACCATCCGCCCGTTGAATAATCATATTCCCATGTCCACGACTGGCAGGAAAGCACCCAGCACGGATGACCCGCGTGCATATAAACACACGCTTCTAGCTCATTCTTATCGACTAAATTCTCGATATCTCTTTCAACGGTGTGATTACTCACAGGCGTTGGTGTGTAGCCCCGCATTTGATAAACTTTATTATCATCACCGACAAACATTGGGGGTTGCGTAAAGCCAGCCTCAAACCCCGCAACAGCAGATGATGACGCAATGCCATAAGAGAGCGTATCGAGGAACGTGAAGGGAAAGGCGACAAGGTTGCCCGTGTTGCGCCATATTTCCGTTGTTTCCTTGCCAAATGCGATCAGATCACGCCCTAAAGGTATTGCCCTCAAAAGACCGTCTGGTTTGCTTTCTGCAAAGGCAGTGTCAAGCGTATTGATTGCCGTATCGTTGAGCGCAGTCGTTCTCATGCGCCCATCGCCATAAACAAAGACGAAATAGCCACCCAAAAAACATACGGCTATTGGCGAGCCTACATCCGCGTCAGGATAACTTGCAGGAGCGCCGCTTGTCGTAAGCAAATAAGCCGTTGAGTCTGTTACAGCGACAATATCAGGCGTAGGTGCTTTGTTATTGCGAGCAAAATAGACCTGACCAGTTCCAGACAGAACCCCTAGATCAGTCGATGAATAAGTGCCATCGCCATTGCTCGTGATATAAACAAGCCTGTTATCAAGCGCCGCTAGCACGTTCTCATTGATATTAAGAAAGCCGCGACAATGCGTGTAATTGGCTATCTCAACAATCTCACGCAAACCAGCAACGCGCTTTCTTGCAATGCGTCCATCGTTTAGCTTCTCGACGTATGTATTGATTAAGCGCCCCCCGCTTTCCGAAAACTCAGCAGGGCTTGAGAGCGTGGGTAAAGGAACGTCAACCATTTATGGATTGCGCCATAATATTTTAAGATGTCGCACTGGTCTTGTACGGTCTTCAATGTCGCGCAAATCATCAAGCGCCGAAGCCTCAAGCGTTTTCATTTCAGCAAAGCTTTTGCCAAACCGCATCCCATATTTTGCCGCGACAAACTCACAAAACGGGATAAACCATTGTTCATCAAGCTCACCATCTTGAACCTGATTAACGATGTCAGTAATTCTTTTTGATGCGAGATACTCAGCCGCCGCGTCTATATCAACAACGGCATTGTCCTCAGCAGACACAGGTTGCCCCACCCCGACAACGTTAAGGATTTGTAGAGCACCCTCAATGATGTCAGAGCGGGACTTAGTCATTATGCAGCGCCTTTATGAAGGCCGTAAGCAACAAGCGTTGAACGGATTTCATTCAGCTCAGCGGCAATAAATGCCAAGGCGTTCTTAATCGCCACAATATCAGCTTGAGCGTATGCACCGCCCGCAGTAATAGCCGCAAATGTCGCAGCGCCAGTACCGCCCGTGCTGTCTGTAATAGCAGCAAGAGCAGCGCCAGAGCGTTGAACAATCGGGGTTGAGTTAAAGAAGGCAATTTTATCGGTAATGCTTTGGCCTAAAACTTGACCATCAGGATTACCGTCAGAGAGTTGACGTGCTGTCATTTTAAAAAGTCCTTATAAATGATTGATCTGATTTAGGTTTATGTTCCAGAAACGCGAACGGCGAGACGTGGATCAATACACTTGAACCCGCAAAGAACGTCGAGACGATGGAAGGAAGTATCGTTCACGCCATCACGAACAGGCTCAAGCATGACGCTGATCCCGTCCTCGGTGATGCGCGAAACATCAACCGCACCCGCAGGGATTTCACGCGGCACAAACACAATCGCCATCGAGTTTTTGTGATAAAACAAGTTCTGTTGATAGCCTGTGTTCGCCGTGCCTTTAACAGTGATTGGAGCATCATCTGCTGGGGCAGCGGTACAGTTTTGATGCACCCCAGACGAGATAATCGGGGGGCTGATTGTAAGCGTTGTTTCGTTTGCGCTGTTCGCATTCGTTGTCACATCAGCAACAAGCGTAAACTGCATGGGAAACCCAGTATTTTCTTTTGTGCGTGGGTTAACAGCGTTCACGCCTGAAATTGTAAACACATCGCCTTTTTTCAAGACTTTTGTGGTTGACCAACCATCCGTTGCGAGCGTTTGCGACCACAAAGAAGAGGTTTTAACGCTATCATACGTCACGTTCTGGCTTGCACCACGAACAAGAGGCGTTCCGCCATGATCACCGACTGTGTGGATTTTCACAAAGTTAGATGACATAACGCCGACTTTATTGAGCATTGGTAACTTGCCTTCTTTAAGTGCGCGGTTCGTATCACCCGCAACAAAGAGAGACGGCAAAGCACCAACAAGCGCCGCATGATCTGTTTCATCAAGAACGGCAAAGCGGTTATCCATCGGGATTGCAAGCTTATTCATGCGGGTTGTGCCCACAAGGAAGTCAGAATAGCTGTCAATCGTGCTTCCAGCCGTGCCCACCCAGTTGTTAACGAACGGGTAAAACTCACCCATCGCATCCGAGATGATTGTCTGAACAATGTTTGTTACAGCAGGTTTGATGAAGCGCTCGGTGAAGTTCTCAATGCTCAATGTGCGATCAGTTGTGCTAAAAGTCAGATCAGAGCCATAAGGCTTGTTAACTTTTAGATCGACACTGCCCTCAATGGACTCTTGAACAGACGCGACAACAGTGCGGCGCACCGATGGATCAACAGGACGACGAATTGTGATTGTGTCGCCTTCTTTGTAGCCATTTTTCTTAGCGCCAAAGTCTTCTTCATAACCACGATAAAACGTTTTTAAAACGTCTGTCTCGTTTTTGAGAATAACCATTGCAGCTTTGGCAATGGTGTCATTTGTTAAAATATTGGAAGCCATTTTATTAAATCCTTATTAAATTGGCTGTCAGATCAGACCTTTTTTTCTGAAAGCGTTTTCAAGGTCGCTGACTGACATTTCATTGGTTGATTTGGATGGAGATGTGCCGCCCTTAAGCGCCCCTGATGGAGCGGGAGCGTCTGTTTGTGTTTTTGATTTTGGTGATGACAGAGAGGCTTCAAGCCGACCGATTTCACGCGCCGCAGAGAGCGGGGACATGCTGTTGATTTCGGCTAATTTTCGGGGGTTCGATGCAAAATGGTATTTTAAAAGAGCAGATTTATCGCTTTCAAGGATGATTGCGGCAACGTGATCTTTTGGCGCTTGGCCTTTGTAATTCGATATGACTTGATCATAATCAGGGATGACTTTTTTCGCTTCGCTCTCACGCATTTTGTGATCGCTAGCGAGCGTTTCAATCCGCTCACGCTGGACTGCTTCAAGCTCTTCTTTTGCGTCAGCCGCTCTTATTTCAGACGTTGCTTTCTTGGCGACCCATTCACCACGGGCTGCCTCATAATCGTCATAGTCTGCATAATCGTCAAGCTTAGGCCGCTCTGTAGGCTCTGCGCTCTTTTCAAGTCTCTGATTTAATATCGAAATACGTTCTTCAAGCGCCGTGATTTTGTCGCGGTAACGTGATGACCTAGAGCGCTTTTTACGCGCTTCCTTGCCTTCGTCGCTTCCGTCTTCATCGCCCTCATGATCATCATCTTGAGGATTGTCTTGCTCTTGATCCGCATCGTTTTTAGACGCTTCATTATTAGGCTCTAAAGCAGCCTGTGAAGGCTTCTCCTCATCTAACTCTGGCGCACTAGTGTCTTGATCTGTCATTGGTTTTGTCCATAAAAAAAGCCCCTCTAAAGGGGCTGATCATTGCGAGAATGCCGCGCCTTATGCGTCAGCTCCTGCAAATCCGTCATAGGGCGAAGGCTGGACAAATTGGCCTTGCTCTAAATCTTGCATTATCATTTGCTCTTGAGGATCAAAGGCCATTTGAGGCTCTTGAGGTTGCTCTAACATGGCAATAATTTGGCTTAGTGCTTGCTCTAGCGTGTTGACGTTTTGCGCAAGCATATCGACACGCGGATCAACGGTTTGAATAGGCTGCATCATGCCAGCCATTTCAGCTTCTGCCTTTTTAAGCTCAAGATCGGCTTTCATTGCGTCTGCTTGGGCTTTTTGCGCTTGTGCGTTCTTAATGTTCACATCGGCTTGTTTCATCGCCATGTCAGCTTGCTTGCTTTCCATTTCCATTTGCATAGCCGCTTGCTCTTCTGGTGAAGGCATAGGCGGTTGTTTTGGTTGAGCGCCTTCCTCTTCTTGCTCAGCGGCTAATATCGCAGGGGGAAGCATTGTTTTTAAACGCTCGGCAATCTTGTCGGACAAAGGCCAGTCTTGAGACTTGGCCACCAGATCGGCAATCATGGGAGACACAGCGGGGTTAGACTGCAAGAAGCTCATCATTCCGTCTTTGGCTTCCATGCGCTTTGTGGTGTAAGACGCGCCTGTTTCGACACGCAAATCATAGGAAAGATTACTCATGTCGTTCTGGATGAAGTCTTGACCGCCCAAAAGCAGCGCTTTGTTTAGATCGACCTCATTTACCGCGCCATCTTCACCAATGACTTGCAAAACACGTTCAGTGTCGTAAATATGCGGGATCATCTCAAGAATGATGCGCCCTGTATGCTCAAGCGCACGTTTAAAGTTCTCGATGTAAACATATGTACCAGTGTCGCTTTGTCTATCCCTCGCTTGAATAGCAACGCCTGATGTCTCATTCGATCTATTGCCAAGAGCGCTATCATAAATGCCTGTAATGGCCTTCATGTCCTCAACGGCGAGATTAATGCCCTCACCAATTCCTTGCGACGAGACGGGAGGCTGCGAGCGTTGAGGCGCACTTGCACCAGATACAGGCGTATAAATCAGAGCGGGGAGATTGTCGGTGTTTGCACCACTCCACATCTCTAAATGATCATCAAGCTGCCCTTTTGCCGCGATAAACGGCACTTTAGGCTGTAATGCAACGACTTCAACATGTGATGATGTGAAATAGTTTAAGCGCCGTTGCGCATCCTTGATGAACCTGATTTTACCGTGTCTGTAGGTTTTTGTACCTACCCGCACTTCCTCGCCAATGATCGGCACAATCGGAATATGCTTAGCGTTTTTCTTGCCCTTTGAAACGCCCCATTCAACAGCATCTTCAAGGATTTCCGTTGATGTGACAACGTATTTGCAAATGGTGGTAGCATCGCGCTGGATAACCGAGCCATCCGCACGAATGATGTCTTTCTTTGTCTTTTTCTTAACCCAATACTCACAAACGCGAATGTTATCGTTCTCAGACCACCATGAGTCAGTGCCATGCATCGAATGCGCACGGTATTGATGGATGTCATCAAAGCCAGAGGTTGCCGCATCGGGGTATTTTTCTTTAAAAACCGCAAGCGTCATATCAACAGGGACGAAACACCATTGCGCGTCACTGCGATCTGGTCTTGTCGCATCGGGATCCCAAATTACACCTACACCATCGTCAACACGCTCGATGCGTATCTCTTGCAAATCGGTGTCATCGTCCGCATAGTCCGTCGTGACACGCCAATGACCAATGCCAGCGGTTACTTGGCTATCCGCAGCATAATAAAACGCATCGGACGCAACAGAGTTATAAGTGATGTGCCTTAGTATCTGATTGACAGCGTCGGCTTTGTCTTTATCGTTGTCTTGTATGCCCACAACTTTAAACGTGGGGTTCATCTGGCGTATATCGCCCGTCACTTGATTGATGAATTGAGGGCAACGATTAACGACTAAGCATGGCCTATCAGCGTTTTCGCGGTCTTTCTTGATCTTCTCGTCCCAGTGACCAATGCCAGCGCGAAACTCTAAATCCTGATACGCTTCTCTTGTATTGTTGCGCTCATATTCAACGCCGCGAGAAGCACGCTCACGCATGAGCTTAAGGAAGCCAGCATCATCCTCTTTTTTACGCGCCTTGCCAGCCAGACCCTCCGCCTCGGCCTTGTCGTAATTTGTTAATGATGTCATGTGTTTTTGTGTCCTTGGGGACTTCGTAATCAATAGCCATGAGGCCGAATGCATCAGCCGCGTGTGATGCCCAGTTATGGTTCGGTCCTAAATCAACCTTGCGTTTTTCGTCTAATTTTGCGCAATAAGCGCCAAGTGCATCAACGCCACCGTGAGTTGTCGCTTCATTGATCCAGATAGACGGAAACAAACGCCTAACAGCTTCAATACGAAGCATTGCAGCACCCGCACCTTGGTTTTCAATCACGCGAACGTTAAAGCCTGCCTCTTCAAGAGCGCTTTTGTACGTGACCTTGTAAACCTTATCATGCGAGCGCCCATCATGAGGAAGTACGCATAGAGCGTTTTCATAACCGCTTGATCTAAGCCACTGCACATGTGTTGCGAGCGGTTGACCTTGTGCCTCATAATAGTTGAGCACTCGTATCTCACGCCCGACAAATTGCACAATCCAAATGGCGCAAGCGTCTGATTTATCACCAGTTCCGCCAATGTCCCAATAGGCGCGGGTTGTCATTAGAGGATCAGCAGCAACGCGGCTTAATCGCCCTTGCGCTTTCATCTCATTGATCTGCTTAGCAAAATAAGCGCCTGTTATGACTTGCGCATAATCGCCTTCCCAAATATGCGCGTAGCTATCGGGGCGTTCTTCCATGTCCTTTAAACGCACCCTTTCAAGCACCGCAGGAAACCACGGGTTGTCTTTATAGTTGATCTCAGCAATTTTAATCCTGTCAGATTTGACTTGCCGAAACCGTGCATCCGTTGCGCTATGCTTGCTATCAGGATTCCACGTAACCCATAGCTCGCTAACCTCTTCACGCAATGTCGGGATAAGGATTTGCCAAGCCGTTTCTGTAACGGGATCGGCTTCATCAACCCAACAAAGCAAGATACGCGCTTTTGATTTGACGCTTGATATATTGCGATCAAGACCAGCAAACTTGTATGAGACACTTCCGCATCGTGTGCGTATGTATTTTTCGCCAATGTCAAAATGCGCGGCAAGCCAAGGCTCACTTAAAATCGCCTCTTTGACTTCCGCCATTGATGAATCGTCAAGCGAGTTCATAAACTCACGGCAACAAAGGATGATGCCTTTATAGCCTAACATGCTGAACATGTAGGCTTTTACAGCCGTCATCTTTGCAAACGTGCGTGTTTTGCCAGAGCCGCGACCACCATAAGCCGCGCGAATATCTGCCTCACCAACGAAAACAGGGATAAGCTTAGGCGGGATTATGATCTGTTGCGTTGAGGTCAAAAGCGCCGTCCTCGTTTAGGCTAGGCGCTACAAGTTCAATGCGTGTTACCATCTCCATCGCGCCGCCGTTTTTGCCTGTTAATTGCATGTCAACGCTATTAAGTTTTGCGTGTAGATAAGGAGCGGCAGCCTTGGCAGCATCAAGACGCACATCACGCGGATTGTCTTCATTGCGCAATATTTGCAGCATGTAATCCAATGGCGTAATTCCCGCAGCCTTAGCTTTTTCACGCGCTTCGCGGTCTATTCTGTTTTGACCGCCGAGAGGGCGACCCGCATTTCTTCTTACACCGCCGGCTGGCATGACTTAAACTCACTCAGGACGCTCATTAGCCTGTTATGCTGCTCGTTAATTTCATCGATTGTATTCATTCCAAAAACATCACACCCGCACCACAAACCGCTTGTCATCTCGCTCTCTGAATTAGCATAATTGATAACTAAACGATTGTAATCACAGTCTGGAGACGCAGGGTAATAAAACGAATTGCAAAAGACACCCGCCTCAGTTGCCAGTCGCTTAAATTCCTCGGCTAATTGCTGCAAGTGCATAAATCACCCGTAAGGATTGTCTTTTTTAACCTGATCAATGCGACCACAAATGCCTTCAAACTCAGGGGTTAACGGAACGTTCATTGATCTGATTTGGTTAACGATTGCGCCGATCTGATCACCAATAAGAGGATAAGCAGACACGCGCTTGATTTGATTGAAGAACTTTTTTTGCCGTGGTGACATTTGCGTGTGCGGATGCACCAGCGTCACGAGACCAAGCGAATGATCTACATCGTGGAATGATGGATACGGCAAGCGCGTCTCATCCTCAGCGGAAAGAGGCGTTTCATACGCATAAATACGATCTGTAGGCAGTGACTGCGTGCGCAAATGCTCTTTATCGGATGATACCATGATTGCGTAATCGCCACGCACAAGAGCGAATAATGGCGCGGGCGCTTCTGGTATGTTCTGGTTGTCTTGCATGAGTTTATATTAATCCCATTTAAGCGCATGTCAAGCCGTTATGTTATACCGTTTCTTTCTTTACGCGCAATGCTGCGAATGAACCGCGCACAATAGACGCATGGCGCTTGAATTGGTGCAGATTGTGCAGCGCTTGCAGTAAATCGGATTGATCAACACGCAGCGTGTGCAGACCCTCAACACAAGCAGCATCTAGAAGCGCTCTATGACGTGATGAACAGATGCGCTGGAACTCGCGCACGATGTGATTGCAGTCAACAAGTGATGTACCTGTTGTAGGGCTTTCACGCATCAATGAGGGTGATTTAACACGCGGTGCGCCGATTGCGTTTAGATACTTGCGCATCTCAACAGCGTACCATTTGCCGACGTTATACAAATCAGATGCATCGACACCGAGAACTTTATGAGACGCGCCCTTGTCTGTTATTAAACCTGTCATCCATATATCAAAAGGCGTTGCTTGCCCTGCGTCCATTGCGCGCTTAATCGCAGCAGGCGCCCAGTTTTCGCTCTGATTATTGTAATAGCTTTGTTTGATTTTGCCGTTTTTGTCGCGATTGGTGTTATTTGAACGCTTGCGACCGCTTAAAGCCATTGATCACCCGATTAGCAAGTTATTAACTTAACCTGAATTAATTTCATATTCTGATTTTAATCGCGTGTCAAATTGTCAACGGACATTTGTGGACAGTCTGCATTTGTCCATCAATATATTAAAACTTAATCTCAAAATATTTTTTGATTTTTTTTCTTATGATGTGATTTTTGTTGTTGACACTCTAATCCATATGGGATAGTGTTTATATATCAGCAAGGGGCTGACAACACAGGGGATTAAGATGAGCACATCCAACACATGCAAAGCTGTCAATAATACTTTATGGCGTGAAATTGATGAAGATTTATATCATGATCGGCTTGGTGATATGTATCCATCATATAGAACTGGACACGGATTTCAATCAGGTGAAGCTGCAACACATTTGGTGTGTACTGTTAACGGATGTATTGAACCTGCTTACGACTCGTTTGTAGTGATAAGAAAAAACATATCAACATGTATTTTTTATAAAAGTGTGACCCCGCTTTCTAATGCAGAGTTTGAACAAATTACTCCAGCGATTGTGATGTCTCACTGTGTTGAAAAATCACCAGTTGAGGCGCAATCATGAAATCGTTTTTCTTTATATTGGCATTATTTGCCTTGTTTATGGTTATGGCTAGCGACGATGCAGCCATGAGCCAATGTCAGAAGTCGCATAGTTTTGAAACGTGTTTCACTCAGATGAATAGGTGATTTATGAATGCAATAAGCAAAAATTACAAACGGATTATCATTAATAATTTTAGCATCGCACCAGACGATGAGGTCGTTGAAAAAGTTTTAGAAATAATAAAACAAGGACGCAATTCAGGAGATAGTTATTGCTATGTGACTGTTTGGAGTAAGCTTTATGTTAGAGCTAAAACAAATAAAAACGGCTCTGATATTTTTAATGTTTTTGATCGAGATGCAAACCATGACCCCCGCTGAATTTAAGGCTATTCGTGAGGCTCTTGGCATGTCTCAATCGTTGTTTGCTCGTGCGTTAGCTGCGGTTAATC